AAGGAAATCGATTTTCTACAATCGATGAAGCGGTAGATCGTGTATTCGATGTGATAAAAGATAAAAATGTTTCTGATGCCGAATGGATTTACGACAAAGCTCTGCGATGGTTTAAAAATACCGGACTGCCTCAGATCGGATCGGATTTTGGTTTCGGGGGTCTCGCAGAGCGGAGTAATCCAGCGGCAGTAGAAATGAGTCAATCAGAGCTACTCAGGCCAATGTTTGAATTTATCGTTAACAATGTTGACCCCGATCATGTCAAAGAATTGCTCAGATTCAAACAACAAAGAAAGCTCATGGAAGAAGGAGTTCCGGCCATTCCTATGCAGAAAAACTGGGAAGAGGTCACTATAAAATCATCGATTTTGCAAGCGATAGAAGACGGCCATAGATATATTGCTTGGCCTGCAAACCGGAATGTGGTGGGCGTAATAGAATTTGATTCATTAAATTATGATGTTGATCCCGCTATCGCCAGACGTTATGAAAAAACTATTCCAAAGATCCTAAAGCGCCTCGCTCGTATCCACGGGGGAGAGGTTAGAATGGGTAAGCTGAAGCACAGTCGTCCAGTGACAGAGGGATTGGATGCCGACCCTGAACTTCTTCCTCGGTTGGATGGTAATGCCCAAAAAGTGCTAGAATTTGGTGAGTGGGATGATGTCATTATTCTCGATCTTGGCGAAGCACCTGATAGCGCGGCTGATACGATAAAACGAGAGGGAATGGCTTTGCCCTCTATCGCAGTTGGGTTGACAGGATTGGCTGGGATGGAAATGCAAGGAGAAGCTGCAAATGGCAATTGATCCGCAAGCCCCTGTCGATCTGTCCACAGACACCACTCAGGCTCCTGCTCAGGTGCCGGGAGCTCCAGTTGAAATAGCCCCGGAAATAGTTTCGCAAGAAGCACCAGCAACCGAGGAAGAAGTTCAGGTTGCTATGGCTGGCCCGGTGAAAAGTATTTTTCGAGCCGCTGCTGATAAAGCGGAAGAATTAAAAGCTCAAAAAGCCGAGGAAGCCGAGGCTCCCCCACCCTCTCCATCTGGTCGAGCTCCTCTGGAAATCATCGATGATCCCCTGGAAGGCCCGACGATAGTGATCCGGCAAGTGGAAGAAGCGACTGCCCAGCGCATTCGTGACCTAACCGATGTTCCCGATGATATCGAGATCCGCGCCCCTCTTCCAAATTTGAACACTATGAATCTGACCGAAGCACAACAAAATCTCGTGCGATCTCTCAATCAGGTATTTGAAGAAGACATTCTTACTCACCGCCGATCTCAGCAAAGCATTGCTGACATTATGGAGAAAGCGCAAGAAGTCGGCATGGACGAGGCAATCATTGAATTGCTAAGTCGCAAACCTGGAACGGCGGCAAATGATGTTCAGATCGCTCGTTTTATTTGGGTGCGGATGGTCAGTGCTAGTCACCTCGAAACTTTGATGAATGATATTCGGAGCGGCGGAGAGAATGCCAGCAATGCCAAAAAAGCCGAGCTATTAAGATATCTACCGATTGCCGCAAACATCGAGGCTGGTACTAGGGGAGCTATCGCAGAGGCGGGGCGTTCCCTGGCCGTGGTCGCATATGCTGGAAAATCCGACATGATGGACATAGGCGCAGTGCGGGAGCTCCCTGCTCTATTGCAACGATATCAGATAACCGAAGAAAATCTTGATGATTTCATTGCTGGCTATTTCGCTCTTCCCATCGAACAAGGAAAGCGCCATAGGTATATAAGAAACGCATGGAATAAGGGGCTCGATATGTTTGCCGAAGGGCTCCTTAATTCCCTTCTCTCTTCTCCCGTAACGGATGCAGTAAACATCTTATCAAATACTCTATTCCAAAGTTGGCAAATTCCTGAGAGAGCACTAGGGGGAGTGATTGGCAAGGTCCGAGTACAATTCACCGGAAGTACGGATCGGGTCCAATTCGGTGAGGCTTATCGGATGTTGATGTCTTTGCCCCGTGGTTTGAAACTTGGAATGAAAGCTGGGTGGAAAGCCATCCGACATGAGGAAGGAACATTCGGTGATCCAGCACTCAGCAAAATAGACGCGCGTTCTGATAAGGCGATCAGTGGCTCATATTGGGGGATCAACGCCGATAGTAGTAAATTCGGTCAGATGGTAGGAAGATTTTTGGATGTTTATGGCGTGGCAACCAGGGCATTTGGTTCGCGGATGCTATTGATGGAAGACGAGTTTGCAAAGGGGGTTTCCTACCAAATGGAATTGGAAGCTCTTGCCGAAAGGCATATGAGTTCAATCATGGAGAATGGTGGGAGCACGGACGAAGCCATTGCGGCTGGCGCTCGAATATTGGCCGGAATGGATGCTCGGACTGTAAAAATGGCAGAAGACTTTGCCATCACCTCAACCTTTCAGGAAGCTCTGCAATTATCGGCACCCATAGGGAAAGTTTTTGCCCATCCTCTCGCCAAGATTTGGGTTCCTTTCTACAAGACCCCCATGAATATTTTTGATGAAGGGCCTATGAAACGCACCCTTTTGGGATTGTTTCCCGGTTCCGGCTTTTGGACAGAGATGGCCGCTGGAGGAGCTAGAGCCGATATGGCTATGTCGAAAATGGCTATGGGCACCGGAGTGTTTGCAATGGTTGCATATATGGCGTCGGGCGTGGAAATGCCAGGGTTTGCCATTACTGGTGCGGGGCCAACCGATCCGAAAGCGCGAAGAGCATGGCTAGATCTAGGATTTTTGCCATATGCAATTGCCCATGAAACCGCGCCAGGAAAATGGGAAAGTTGGCAGTATGGCCGATTTGCACCTATCGCTGGCATTTTTGGGATGGGAGCCGATTACGCCTACTATTCTCAGTATGAGGACGATACAAATATTTTAGAAGGGATTTTCACCCACGGGGCTTTCTCAGTCATGGAGCAAATGAGCCAGTACCCCATGATGCAAGGGATCATGCAACTCGGTGAACTTTTTGGTGATGAATACGAAACGCCAAAAGCCCGATTTGATCGCTTGGTCGAGCTCCTTGGCAAACAAGTCACCAGTGCTGTTATTTCTGCTGCCCCCCCAATTCCAGGCACAGTCCTGGGTACGGGGTCGCTGATGGGAACTATTGAAAGGTCGCTTGACCCCACTGCTTCCAATGTGATGCCAACGGATGAACAGTATGGTGGTAGGCTGGAATTAGGCGCTCTTTATTCCGGCTATCTGGAAGCCATTAATCGAGCGAAATCTCGCAATCCGTTTTTCTCGGATGAAGTCCCGGTTAAGTTGAACTTGTGGGCTGAAACGATGCAACAATGCGATGGGGGAATTTGGTGTTTTATCAGTCCGATCCGCGTGATGGATTCTAAATGGAACCGGGTGGATGCTGAAATGGTGAGGCTTATGGGTGGGGTGCAGATGCCCAGGAAAAAGCAGAAAGGGATTGATCTGACCGCCGAAGAATACAACACAATGATTATCTTGATGAACACTCTCCCGATGGGCGGCGAAACAATGCTTCAGCGGATGGAGAACACGATAAACGAGGAGTGGTATCAAAACAAAAATGTCGAGGATCAATTGGCGGAGTTGAATAGCATAGTGACCGACTATCGAAATCAGGCCCTCGATCAGCACGTTTTCAATTCCACAGATGCGAGTTTGCGGAAAGAGCTCCGTGAGAAGTTGCTAGAAGATGAGAAGAACAAGCCAAGACGGTCGATCCCTCCAATGACAGATCCAACAACGGGATTAAGAATGTGAAAAAGCTAGTAAAAAAAATTTTCCCAAGGGTGTATATAAACCAAACGGTAAAAATGGAATATTGATATGGCAGACATACCCATCAATGATGTAGCACGGCGAGTTCAATTCACTAGCAGTGGGTCGGCTGGTCCCTACTCTTTCAGCTTTGCTGTTCTCTCTACGTCAGATCTGGCGGTCTATCAGAATGCAACGCTCAAAACTTTAACCACACATTACACGGTCAGCCTCAGTGCGGATGGCACCGGAACAATCACGTTTACCAGCGGGAATGCCCCGGCAAGCGGAGTGATTGTCACAATCAATAGCGATCAAGCAGTTGCCAGGACCAGCGATTTCACTACTGGCGGTGATTTCAAAGCGGCTACCATAAATGACGATTTAGATCGACTGACAATAAACGATCAACAAATCGCAGAGATCACAAATCGCGCTGTTCGCGCCCCTATCACGGAGCCGACAAGTTCTAATATGATCCTTCCGGCCAAGGCGGATCGACTAGATAAGTTGTTAGGGTTCAATGCCTCAACCGGAAACCCAGAAGCGACAACAGGACGGGTCAAGACGGTATCTGTATCTACAGGCTCCGCTGGATCTAGCGCAACCGCCAGCTATACAGAGAGCAGCGGAGCTTTGGCTCTTGCAATTCCTCGCGGAGATACAGGTGCTCAAGGAGCGGTTGGGCCTGGTGGTGTGGGATTAAATTACACCTGGAGCTCAAGTACCAGTGATGCCGATCCTGGAACCGGAAAGATCGCATTTAATTCGGGAAGCCTGGGCAGTGTTTCAAAACTCTATATCGCGGATGAAACCGCTGATAGCGGAAATCCGTCAGTGGCTACGTTCCTATTATCTATGGATGACAGTACCAACACAGCTTTGCGCGGCACGATATCGATAATTAAAAAATCGGCACAACAGAATTTTGCTATCTACAATCTGACCTCTGCATCTGAGGATGATAGTGGGTATGTCACCCACAACGTAACCCATGTTGTATCAAATGGGAGCTTTACGAATCTCGATGATGTATTTGTAACGTTCTCTCGCACTGGCAACGCCGGGGCAGACGGGGCTGATGGTTCTGGCACCATGTCTAGTTTTACAATGTCAGATGGCAGCACCACTCAAACAGTGAGCAATGGTAACACTCTGACTTTTGCCGCTGGTGAGGGCGTAGATGTAGCGGTATCAGCGACAGATACAGTAACTTATTCCGGGGAAGATGCGACAACATCTAACAAAGGAGTTGCTTCATTTTCCTCTGATAATTTTGCCGTAAGCAGTGGTGCAGTCACAGTAAAAGACGGCGGCATTGTAGAGGCTGAGTTAGCGGATAATTCAGTCAGCTTGAGTAAAATGGCTGGTCTTGCGCGGGGCAAACTGATCTACGGAGATAGCAGTGGAAATCCAGCGGCTCTAAGTATCGGCTCAAATACTCACGTTTTGACAAGTGACGGGACAGATTTTGCGTGGGCCGCGGCTGCTGGCGGCGGCAAAATGCTTCAAGTTGTTTCTGCAACTACGACCACCCAAACGGATACAACATCCACTTCTTATGCTGATGTGACAAATTTAACGGCAGCAATTACTCCAGCCGCTACAGGATCGAAAGTTCTTGTTCTAATTTCTGTCAACGTGACATCGACGGGATCTGACGCTGTAGGCGAGTTTAAGATTGTCAGAACAATTGGTGGGTCTGCGACAGATTTATATGTCTTTTCTCAGGTGAACCACAAAGAGCATGAAAATCAACAGGGCTTTTTGCAACAACTTGACAGCCCTTCTACAACCAGTGCCGCGACATATAAAGTTCAATTTTTTAGAACAGATCAATCGGGAACTCTAACTGTAAATCGGAATGACGGTTCTGATATAGCCAGATCGGTGATAACTCTTATAGAGGTGGGTGCCTAATGAACTATCAAATACATCATGCGTTGTCCTCTTTGCGAAACGGCGCAGAGTTCATTGTAGTCGGCAACTCTCTTTCTGCAATTATCTGGCATGACGAAAGTCAAGATCGCCCGACTGATTCAGAAATAAACGCCGAAATCGCAAGACTAACAGCAGCGGAACCGATGAGGCTTTTGCGACTAGAGCGTAACAAGCGATTGGAAGAAACCGATTGGTGGGTGATGCGTGGAAACGCTACTGAAGCGCAATTGATCTACCGCCAACTTCTCAGGGATCTTCCAGCGAACACGGCAGATCCAAGCAATCCAGTATGGCCGAGTATCCCGTGATAACCCCTGTTTATATTGAGTGGCGCGATAGTGCCGGAGTTGAAGGATGGTCGGAAGACTGTGAGCTCACTCCAGCCATCATTCAAAGTGTAGGCATTTTAGTGAGTGAGACAGAGGATTCTATAACTCTCACGATATCCCAGGATGATAATGAACCGCCAAAGTATGATTATTTACTTTGCATTCCGAAGTTCGCCATCACCCGCCGGGAAGAATGGAACACAGAATGAAAAAATTATGGCTTGCCCTAATGTTGGTTGTTTTATTCTCTAGCCCAATCCACGCTCAAGATAATCATCCATGCGGAAATCCTGGGCTAGATTTTCAACGACTGACAACTTTCTTCCTAGTAAAGTTCCACGCCGACTATCGAGATCTGAATAAGGATGGCGTTATTAAATGGGTTGCCCATCATTCTTTCGGGGATCGAGGCATTACCATAGTTCGATTATTTCAATCGCGCCTCCAAAGCAAGGTCGCGGTATTGCATGGAAGGCCGATGCCTGGAGAAGATGGCATAGATAAATTTTGTATAGTCAAGATTAACGCAAGCTATATCCTAACCTTCAAAATGAAAGTCATCGATGAGATCCTGAACTTTAGAGACAAGGAAATCTAATGCCCGATGATGTTAAAAACTCGATGGATTTTGTTTCTCTAACAGTTGTCGGAGCCAGCTTGCTGCAATGGATACCCGCACTCTCCGCATTGGTTTCTTTGATCTGGGTTTGCATCCGAATATATGAAACTGAGACAATTCAACGCTTATTAAAAAAGTAGGTTTCCAATGGCAGACCGTTTTACTGGCCTGGATGATCCGCGAATTGTAAGGGCAAAAGAAGCCTTTGATCGGACTGGGAATATCTCTGAGGCGGCGAGAATATTAGGGACAAGTCGCGCCTCTGTTGGTCGAGCCTTAAATTTTATAAAGAAACATGAAAAGAAAGACCTGGCATCTTTTGATGTTGAACCTTTGCCGGAGGAGCTTCCCAGCGCCGAGGAGTTAGTCGAAAGACGCAAGGCAGAGTATCAGAGAAAAAAGGATTTTGAGGAAGCAACGAAGCTGATAAACGTCCGGGTGAAAATTCCGGGTGTTTATGGGGTTGTTCATTGCGGGGATCCTCACGTAGACGATGCTGGGTCTGATTTGGAGAGCGTCGAGCGTATAATCCATGCCGTGCAAACCGCACCGGATGGAGCTTTATTCGCCGCCTCAGTTGGAGACTTACAAAATAATTGGATCGGGCGGCTGAGTCATTTATATGGACAACAGAACACAACCGCCGCTGAAGCATGGGTTCTGGTGGAATGGTTCATCAATTCGATGCCCTGGTTGTATCTCGTTGGAGGCAACCATGACGCCTGGAGTGGTGCTGGTGATCCTCTGAAATGGATGATGCGCCAACGCGGGGTCTATCAATATCACGGTGTTAGGTTGAATCTAATTTCTCCTGACAAACGGCAAATCAGGATCAATGCCCGACATGATTGGCATCAAGGCCACTCACAGTGGAATACCGCTCACTCGTTAGTTAAAGGAATAATGATGGGGTTTCGAGATCACATCGTGACTGCTGGGCATAGGCACGTTAGTGGGTATCAGCTTGTCAAAGACCCCTCTTCCGGTTTGATAAGTCACGCGATCCGCGTCGGTAGTTTCAAGAAGTATGACAATTATGCGAAGGAGAAAGGGCTCCCCAATCAGAATATCAGTCCAGCAGTTGTGACTATCATCGATCCTCAGTATGCAGATGATGATCCCCGTTTGATTACAGTTTTTCATTCAGTAGAAGAAGGAGCCGAGTTTTTGGCATGGAAGCGTCGAAAGAAATAAAAACCGCAAAGCAGATTTGTTCCCAGGCCGCTGAATTAGTTGGGGGCATCGAGCTATGCAACACGGCAACAAAGTGGAAACTCATCAACGAATAGCGAAACTATGGTCGGCCTATCTCTCTCAATTGGGCACCCTTCCTGAAGTCAGCGCAGTCGATGTATGCAATATGATGGAGCTTTTGAAGATTGCCCGTCGTTTGGGTGGGTCTTTCAACCTCGATGACTACGTCGATGGTGGGGGATACTCCGGGATCGGCGGAGAGATCGCGCAAGTCCTGGAGCAAGAGCGCAATGTATAACGTGGTAATGAGTTCTGAGGATCTCGATGTTGCTGCCCGGACTTGTTTAGGTGAGGCCAGAGGGGAGAAAGATTCTTTCCACGCTATGAAGGCCGTTGCCCATGTGATTATCAATCGAGCTATCCACGGGGGGTGGTGGGGAAACAATGTCTCCGAGGTATGCCAGAAGCGAAGTCAATTTTCATGCTGGAACAAAGGCGATCCCAATCGGGAAGTAATAGAAAGCATGGGGATAGATAGTCATCCTTATCGTGAGGCAATCGCGGCAGTGGCAATTGCCAGCGTTGATAAAAACGACCCCACTAATGGAGCCACACACTACTATGCCACCTTCATTGATCCACCCTGGTGGGCAAAGAGCATGACAAAAACC